TTAAACGCCAGGTGGTACCAAGCCGGGGTTGAAGTACCAACCAGGCTCTATCCCATCATCAGTTGGCCTAGCGATGGCCTTACCGGACGCCAGTATCTTCTGGTACTCATACTTTGAAATCTGCCGCACCCAGCACTTGCATTCACTGCTGTTGGGAGGGAAGTGTGTTTTCCACCACGGGTCATCGACAGGCAGCAGCACGCCATCCCACTGAGGATGGCAAGGTACGCGGCTCGGGCCGAGATTATAGATGAGGTATGGCATCGCCCGCTTAGTACGCTGGATGCGCTGCCACTGGGCGGCCGCTCTCTCGATTTTCTTGTCCATGTCACTCACCTACATCACGCGCGATATGAACGACCTGGCCAATCAGCTCAAAGGTATGCAGCTCACCATGCGCCAGCTCGATAGGCTGGTAGCGCTGGTTGTCGCACAAGAGCAGCACCGCACCAGGCAGCACCTGCAGGCGCTTCACCAGGAACTGATCAAAGTTGCGCACAACGTAGATGTGGCCGTCGACTGGACGGGTTCGGCCAAGATGCACCACCAGGGTGTCATTGTTACTGATGGTGGGCTCCATGCTGTCTCCGGTGCCCCAAAAGATAGCCAGATCCTTTTCGTCAAAGCCGCGTCGTTTCAGCCACATGCGGGGGAATGCACGTCGTTGCGCCATGCCGACATCCCCTTCAATCCGGATGCCTCCAACCCGTTCCAGGCCCTTGTAACTGCTCAACAACACGAACTCTTCCATAAACTGGTTTAGATAAACCGCCGGAAGCTCTCGCACGCTGGGGTGAACCTCTTCAGGTACCCGCTCTATCTCGATCAGGTATTCAATGCCTGGTCCCTTCACGCCTTCCTGTTTTCTGAATTGCCACCCATCACGCTTCGCTTTCTTGTGTACGCCTTGGATCGTGCTGGGCATGCCAGGGAGTGCAGCGATCTCTTTTGCTGACATCCATTGGTTTATCACAAATTCTCCTCACATAAACTCCGTTTATATAAACGAACGAAAGTTTATTTCTTTGTTAATCAATGACATGTGATGTTTTTTCATAAACCTAGATATAAACCGCTTGCGGGCTATCGGTTTATCAATAAACTGGTAATCAGAAACGGTTAACGGAACTGGTATGAATCCTAAGCCAGAAAGAAGGTGAATGAAATGCACATGAACGATTGGCACCGCGCGGACGTGATATCCGCACTGAAAAAACGAGGCACGAACATGGCTCGTTTGTCCCGTGAAAACGGCCTTGGAGCCGACACGCTTTACAACGCTCTGGCCCGTCCTTGGCCGAAAGGTGAAGGCATCATCGCCAACGCAATCGGCGTCTCTCCATCCGAGATCTGGCCGTCCCGTTATTCCGAAATGAAAGAAGCGGTCTGACGGAGGTCGTCATGGAGTGGTTCTCAATAAATGAAGTGCTCGGCCTTGCAGGGCTTCCATCATCCGCGATGGGCGTTCACAAGATGGCCAAGCGTGAAGGCTGGGTTTCCCGTCGCAAAGAAGGCGTGAGAGGCAAGGCGTTGGAGTTCTCCGTCGCCAGCCTGCCCCCCGTCACCCAAGCCGCCCTGCTGCGCAAGGCGGGCAAGGTCAAGGTCGGTGGCATGACGCTGGATCTGCCCAAGCAGCAGGCGCCGCGCTACTGCAAAGAGCAGCTCTGGGCCAACTGGGGCAAGGCCAACGACAAGGCCCACGCCAAGGCCGCTGATCGCCTGAAAGCGGTGCAAGCCGTGCATGCCCTGGTGGCGAACGGCAGCACCCTGATGGAGGCCTACCAGCATATCTCCGACGAGTTCGCCATCGCCCTGCCGACCCTGCGCCGCTACTGCGCCGCCGTGAAAGGCTTCGATGACTGCGACTGGCTCGCCGTGCTGGTGCCCAAGCAGCAGCAAGCCGCGACCGAAAGCCGCGCCGCCCGCCTGGCCCCCGTCAGCGATCAAGCCTGGGAGTTTTTCAAGGCCGATTACCTGCGCCGCGAGCAGCCGACCGCTGCCGCCTGTTACGAGCGGTTGAAGCTGGCCGCCCGCGATCAGGCCTGGGCCGTGCCCAGCCTGACCAGCCTGATGCGCCGCCTGGATCTAGAAGTGCCCAACCCGCAGCAGGTGATGCTGCGCCAGGGCGAGCACGCGCTGATGCAGCTCTACCCGCCGCAGGAGCGCACCATCGAAGGTCTGGACGCCATGGAGTGGATCAACGGCGACGGCTATCTGCACAACGTCTTTGTGCGCTGGTTCAACGGCGACGTGATCCGTCCCAAGACCTGGTTCTGGCAAGACATCTACAGCCGCAAGATCGTGGGCTGGCGCACCGACATCAGCGAGAACACCGACAGCATTCGTCTGTCCCTGATGGACGTCTGCAGCCAATACGGCATCCCGCGCGAGATCACCATCGATAACACCCGCGCCGCCGCCAACAAATGGATGACCGGAGGCGTGCCGAACCGCTACCGCTTCAAGGTCAAGCCAGATGACCCGCTGGGCCTTATCCCGCAGCTCGGCATCAAACTGCACTGGTCCAGCGTGCTGCTGGGCAAGGGGCACGGTCAGGCCAAGCCGATCGAGCGCGCCTTCGGCGTGGGCGGTCTGGACGAGATCATCGACAAGCACCCTGCGCTGGAAGGCTGCTACACCGGCCCCAACCCCATGGCCAAGCCGGATAATTATGGTGACCGGGCAGTGAGCGCCGACGAGTTTCTGCGCGTCGTGGCCGAGGGGGTCGCCCTCTACAACGCCAAGCTGGGTCGCCAGACCGAAGCTTGCCGGGGCGTGATGAGCTTTGACCAGGCCTTTGCCCAGAGCTATGCCCAGGCCACCGTGCGCAAGGCCAGCCGCGAACAGCTGATGATGATGATGCTGCAGGCCGAGGCCACCCGCGTCAGCCAGCACGGCACCATCCGGCTCGAAGCCGGCGGCGCCATCGCCAGTCGCAACAACCGCTACTACCACCCCGATCTGGCCGAATATGCCGGGCAGAAAGTGGTGGCCAAGTTCGACCCCCAGCGCCTGCACGAGGCGGTGATCGTCACCACCCTGCATGGCCAGACCATCTGCGAAGCGGAGTGCCTGGACAAAGTCGCCTTTGGCGATACCCAGCAGGCCCGCGAGCACAAGCGCCGCCGCACCCAGTTCGTCAAGGCCAACAAGGCCGCCGCGCTGGCCCAGCAAGGGATGTCTGCTCTCGAAGCCGCCGCCCTGCTGCCCAGCATCAGCGACGAGCCGGCCCCCGAAACCAAGGTGGTGGAGATGGTGCGCCCGGTATCGCTCGGCAATGCCGCCTTGGCGGTGAAGCCCGCGCCGCTGGCCGCCAGCCAACCCCAGACCGAACCCGCTCCCGTCATCGACTACGAGGCCCGCTATCAGGCGAGCGTCGCGGCGATGGCCGAGCAAATGAAAAAAAGCCGCCTTTAACCGGCGTTTAACCAAGAAAAAAGCGGCCTGTGAGGCCGCCTGAAAGGAGAGTTACATGTCAAACGTAGTCACTTTAGACCAGAACAGCAACACCGGCAGCGACGTGATCGCCCGCGTCAAGGCCCTGCTGGAACAGAGCACCGTCACCCAGGCGCAGATCGCCAAAGAAATCGGCGTCTCCGGCTCGACCGTCAACCAGCTGCTCAACGGCAACTACAAGGCGGACCCCACCGCCATGCTGCAGAAGCTGGCCAACTGGCTGACCGCCCGCGACCAGCGAGCCGACGCCCCCCGCGATCCCGGCTTTGTGATGACCGAAACCGCCAAGCAGATCATCGCCGACATGACCTACGCCCAGATGACCCAGAGCATCGTCATCAACCACGGCGCCTCTGGCGTGGGCAAGACGACTGCCCTGCGCTACTTCCAGCGCAACAACAACAACGTCTGGATGGTCACCGCCAGCCCGACCCGCAGCACCCTGACCGAATGCCTGTATGAGCTGGCCATGGAGCTGGGGATGGAGAACGCCCCGCGCCAGCGTGGTTCCCTGGCCCGCGCCCTGCGCCGCCGCCTGCTCTCCACCAAAGGGTTGATCGTGGTGGATGAAGCGGACCACCTCGGCCGCGACGTGCTCGAAGAGCTGCGCATCCTGGTGGAAGAGGTGGAAGTGGGCATGGTGCTGGTCGGCAACAGCCGGGTGTACACCCAGCTCACCGGCGGCCACCGCTCCGAAGATTTCGCCCGCCTGTACTCCCGCGTCGCCAAAAAACGCGCCCTGACCAAAGCCAAGAAGGCAGACGTGATGGCGGTGGCCGATGCCTGGAACGTGACCGGCAATGCCGAGCGCACCCTGCTGCTGCAGATCAGCGAACGCCCCGGCGCCCTGCGCCTGGTCAGCAAGGTGCTCAAGCTGGCGGTGATGTACTCCGGCGGCGAACCGCTCAACGAGCAGGTGCTGCGGGTGGCCTTCAACGAGCTGGAGGGGGAGTGATGGCAGATCTGTATTACCTGCAGGACAGCCGTAGCTACGTCGGTAACTGCATGTCGTTCTGGGCAACTGCGGGTGGCTACACCACCGATGTCAGCAAGGCAGAGGTGATGACCAAGGAAGTCGCTGTGCGCCGACATGAGGCTCGCGAAAGCGATATTCCATGGCCAAAGGAATACATCGACGCCAGAACCGCTCCCCGTGTTGACCATCAATACGTCGATCGCAAGGAGGCTCTGGCCAGAACTGGAATCAAGTTGAAGAGGCCACAGAGGCCGCCAAAGCAGGTTTATCGGTGTGGGGCGTGCGGGGTCTTCATGAGTGAACGGGACTACTACTGCACACCTTGTTCGAAGTGCGGATGTACCGAAAACGGGCACTGAGGAGACAGATTGATGAACGCCAACCCCCAACCGACGACCTTCTACGGCGTCCAAACCGACCAGAACTGGACTCACATCCACCTGCTGAGCGGCATCAAGGGCCGCGAGGTGAGCCGCTGTGATGGCGAGGTGGTGATCCAGAGCGAGAAGGGATGGGCACAGCCCTACGACGAAGACCAGCTGCACCTGTTCTGGGCGCCGCTGACCCGTGATTCACAAGGAGAAAACGCATGAACATTCGGACCAACAGCATCGGCGTCATCGCCCAGCGCGTCATCGCCACCCTTCGCCGCAACGGCTGCCAGGTGCTGGCCGTCAAGGCCGCCCATGTCCGCCCCATGATCGAGATCGCTTACCCCACCGACGAGCTGAAACGGGACGCGCTCGAACTGAAAGAGCAGGTCAACGGTCTGCGCCGCCGCGCCTACGCCGCCCGCCTCGGCGGCTGCATCGTCCACTGGCACGAAAACCTGCCGCAAGAGGACTTCGAACTGACCGGCAACATGACCGCAGTCGAGTACCTGCACCACCGTGCCGCCGGCTTCCCGGCTTAACAGGAGAACACAGCAATGACCAACCAACCCGACAACCTGCGCAAGAACGCCCTGGGCCACTTCGTACCGGAGTCCCTGATAGCCCCGCTCGACCTGCTGCGCGATGACCTGGTGACCCGCCTGTGCAACGAGGCGCACGAAGAGAAGCTGCGCCTGCTGGCCCGCAAGGCCAGCATCGCCCAGGAGATCGAAGCTTTCATGGATCTGTCGGCCGCCGAGTACGGCGTGCAGTACGGCGGCACCAAGGGCAATGTCACCCTCACCAGCTTTGACGGCCGCTTCCAGGTGGTGCGGGCCATCGGAGAACACCGCAAGTTCGACGAGCGCCTGCAGACCGCCAAGACCCTGATAGACGCCTGCATCGGTCGCTGGAGCGAGGGCAGCAGCAGCGAGATCCGCGCCCTGGTGGACCACGCCTTCCGCGTCAACAAGGGGGGCCATGTGGACGTCAATCAGGTGCTCTCTCTGCGCAAGCTTGAGATCCAGGATGTGGAGTGGAAAGAGGCGATGAAGGCCATCGCTGATGCCATCACCGTGGTCGGCAAGGCCGAGTACATCCGGTTCTACGAGAAGACCGGCACCGGGGCCTACAAGGCCATCGTCATCGACTGGTCGAAGCTGTGAGGTGCGTCATGAGCAAAAAGACCTATCCCCTGAGCATCGCTAGCGTTGGGGCAGATGAATACATCGTCATGTCCCGTGGCCACCACGATATTCACGACTTCATGAAAGCCGTTCGTGCTGATGGGTATGAATACCCGCTTGGAGTGCCTGAGCATCGTTGGGCCAAGGTGGTACCCGATTCGACTGGTGAGTACAGCCACATTTTTGTCTTTGTGGAAGAAGGCACTCGCGGCGCAATCCCTGTCACTTATGCGTGGGAGACGTATGGCAAAGAGGTGTACGAGGAGGTGTTCAAACACGCTTGCAAGACCATGGGCCCCACCTGTCGTGGCTGTCCGGACTGCGGGCCGGTGATGGGTAATGCCACCTATCAAGCGATGTTTGGCCCGCAACAAGATGGAGTTTGAAACCCGCTATGGCCCGCTGTACGTCACCCGCCACGCCTTCCAGCGTTGGGTGCAACGTACCGGCCGCAGCGAACTGGAGATGCTGGGCGCCCTGTCACGGGCATGGCGCCCAAGCAAACGCCAGCTGCGGCGGATCCGGCAGCGCGAGGCGGGATGGAGCCCGCGCCGGATCCTCGAATGTGACCATGCCTACTTCATCTTGAAGAACGGCTCAATCGTCACCGTTTACGACAAGCACTGAACCGCATTTAAACAGGAGCAACACCATGAGTAATCCGGCTTTGAAGGGCGACGAGATCGCCCGCAATCCAAACGGTTATCTGGCGCTGGCTACCCGCGCTGCCGAGTTCGAGCGCGAGGGGCGCTATATCCCCGCCCTGGATCTGTGGGTGATGGCCAAGAAGGCAGCCAAGAACGTCATCAACCAGCACTGGGCCCAGGCCCGCGTCGACCTGTGCATGACCTGTATCCACCGTTTCGGCAAGCGGGAGGCGTGATGGGCAACAAACGCATTCTGGCCAAGGTCAAGAAACTGATGGCCATGGTGGAGCGCGGCAACCCGCACGAATCCGCCAACGCGATGAAGAAGGTGCAGGCGCTGATGGCTGAACATCAGCTCTCCAGCGAAGACGTCGCCCTGAGCGGCATTGACTCCAGCAAGGTGAAGGCTGCCAACAACAGCGAGCGCCAGCCGAAATGGAGCTTGTTGCTGGTCAGTCTGGTACGCCAAGCGTTCGGGGTCGAAGCGATCATGTGCCATGAGATGGCATGGGGGCGTAATGCCGCCGAGGTGATGTTCATCGGCCCAGCAGATCGGGTGGAGATCGCAGGCTCCGTCTACACGGTGCTGGCTCGCCAGCTCAAGGCCGCCCGGGGTGAGTACATCAGCACCCTGAGCAAGCGCATGAAGACCCGCACCAAGACGGCCCGCGCCGATCTGTTTTGCGAGGGCTGGTGCAACGGCGTGTATCACAAGATCACCGCCCTGGTGCCGACCGAGCAGGAAAGCCAACTGGTTGCCCAGTACATCGAGAAGCATCTCCCGAACCTGAGCGCCGGTGAGTCCCGCGCTGCCAAGGCGACCAAGCGCGATCAGTCCGCCTCGCTGCATGGTTGGATTGCCGCACAGCAGGTGGAACTGAATGCCGGTGTCGGCGGCCAGGAACAAGCCAAGCTGGGGGTAGCATGAGCATCAAACCCCGGACCTTCTATCTGGCGCTGGCGCTCTATTGGGCGCTGTTTCTCCCGGCTGCCGCCTGGGCGGTGTACGAAATCTTGCAATAGGGAGTGACCGACATGTCGAACGTGAAACACCTGCTCAACACCAGCGTGGCCGATGGCAAGAGCACCCTGGAATGCCAACTGCGGAGCAACCCGCAGCAGGCGTTTGACGATGCACAGCTCGCCATCGACTTCATCAACCAGTACGGCCAAGCCGCGAAGCACCGATCCCGCCTGGCCATGCTGACCACCATCGTCAACAAGGCGCGTAAAGCGCTGAAAAAGTGAAGGGAAACATCATGGTTACACAAGAGAAAGCCGAAGAACTGGCCCAGAAATATTTGCAGCAATACCTGAATGAATGCGGCCTTGATAAGACCAGTGATGCAGGTAATGCGCTGATGAAAATGTGCTCTGTTGCTGGGGTAATGATGGTCGCAACTGTCGGCTATGACGATGCAGTGCAGCGCATGTATGGGACCGCCTCTTTCATCGAACACAAGATGGTTGGAGTGACGTTCATCCAGCAAACGGTGAACTGAGCAAGCGCGAAACGGGGGCCTTCCCCCGTCTGCCCAGCGTGGTGGCTGGGCACTGATGAGCAGCCGACCGGGCCCGGTCATAACCCACTCCTGAAACCAGTGAGGACGCTATGACCCGAGAAGTGCTGAACAACCTGTTAAACCGGCTCTATGGCGAGATGACTATCGCCCTGGGCTGGAAAGAAAAGCTGGTGCTGCAGCGCCGGTTTATCGCCCTGTCACGGGGCGCAAGAAAATACCACGCCAACGATATCGCCGGTGATGCCCTGCGCGGCGCCGAGCAGTTGCTGGCAGAGCTGGAGGTTGATCGCCTGCAGTGGAATAGCAAGGGGGCCGTATGCACGGTGAATACACGCCACTGATGAAGCCGGGCCTGCTGGAAAAACGGCTGGCCTCTGGCAAAGCCAGGATGGACCCCGAGATGGGGCTGGAGAAGTTCTGCTCTGGTTGCCACGAATACTGGCCGCAAGACACGGCCTTCTGGTCAGCCAGGCATCACCCCCATGCGCCGGATGGCTTGCAGCACTACTGCAAGGCCTGCGAGGCAGAAGGCAGCGCCGACAGGAAGAGGAAATATCGACATGGCGATGACCCGGTATCAACGCAAGATGGTGGAGTACGTCAAGGCCAACCATCCCTGTTATCCCAAGCGTAAAACGAAAGGGATGAGCAAGCGGGAACTGGCCGAGCTGGAGCGCCAGGCCGATGACAATGCCATGGCCTGGCTGGACCGTCACGTCCGCCAGTGGCGGGATGGCAACCCGCCCAAGACCAACAAGATCTACGTGACCATGGGGCCGGATGAGGAAGAGAACGATGAGTGATACCAAACGCCTGCTGCCCCTGGTGCACGTTGGCCGCCGCGAGCTGGGGCTGGATGATGAAGAATATCGCGCCCTGCTGGAGCAAGTCACCGGGGCGCGCTCTGCCAAGGGGCTCAAGGCCTCCCAGTTGGAAGCAGTGATCACGGCGATGAAGGGGCTGGGGTTCAAGGTGAAGGGGAGTGCCACTGGCCGCCGTTCGCCGCCCAGCACCGCTCATGTGCAGGCCCCGGAGGTGCGTAAGCTGCGGGCCATCTGGATCACCATGAAGCAGGACGGCCTGCTGCATGACGGATCCGAGGATGCCCTGGGCAGCTTCATTCGCCGGATGACGGCCAATGCCAACGGCGGCGCGGGCATCAACCGGGCGGAATGGCTCACCTCCATCCAGGCAGAGCGGGTATTGGAGGCGCTGAAAAAGTGGCATATTCGGCTGATGACCGATGCCATCATCGCCCGGGGCGACTCGGTACCGGAGACCCTGAGCCATCGGCCCGATGCCCGGCCGGGGTATGATCTGATCCGCGATGCCTTCGAAAACCCGGGCAAGCGGCCACCGCGAATCATGGTGATCGATGGCAGCAAGCCGGTGAACGAATTTCAGAGTAAGGAGAGTTGAAATGGAAAAAGAAGGGTTGGAGAAGGTGAAAAATATGGTCATCAAGAGACTGAAAGATGATGGCACCTATGATGAACTGGTTAATCTTGATAGTGCCAAAATGCTTATCGACGTTGAAGTCGATGAGCATGATAAGACGAAACTCAATGTTTCATACTCACCGCCTGTTCGTGAGATGTCTTTTGAGATAAAGCTTGCATTCAAGGCCAAGAGCTTTTGGGAGATGAGACTTATGTGCATTGGTGGCTGCCGCTTCCCTCGTGGCATGCAATAAGGAGAAAATGATGAACAATCAGACTGAACAGATCGATCTCTATGTCGCGCGGGGCGTGGCGCTGGTCGCAACCTTTGTCAGCCTGCTGGTGATCATGGGGCCGCTATTCTTTCTCTATCACATCCTGGAAGGTGGTGCGCCTATCTATGAATGGGGTCGCCTATCGCTGTCGCTGTTCTTCTTTGTCACCCTGTTTATGGTTGGGGTGATCAGGGTCAAAGGCGGCATGCCGTGGCCAGTTTGTATTGCCATGCCACTGATTCAAGTTGTCGGACTGGTTTATCTGGTAAGCCGATAAATTGGGCGCCCTGATCCACTGCGTTATGATGACATCACCCAGCCATGCTGGGTGTTGTTTTATCCGGGAGGGAGCGGCCATGAGCAATCGCGAAGAGCAGATCGAGATGTTTGGTGAAGCAGTGGGCAAGAACGAGGTGAGCCATCACCTTGACCGCTTGCTGGATGAAGATGCTGTGGCGGCGTGGCCAGAGACGCTGCGCGATCTCTATACCCTGATCGAGCGCACCATCGAGCAGCACAGGAATGATGATGCCTTGTCGGTCATCTTGCTGTCAGCCATCGCTGACACCTTCGGTGGGGCCCGCTTCTACTTGCCCCGGGGCAAGAGTATCGAGGTGATGGTGCGCAGCCTGCAGGTTTGGAAGGCCTTCACCGGAAACAACACCTATGAGCTGTCGCGCCAGTTCAAAGTCTCGATGCGGGAAATCCAATATATTCTGGCCAGAATGCGCAAAATTGAAAACCGCGCCCGCCAGCGCGATCTGTTTGCTGGCACGGAACAAGCCGCCCCTGGCTTAATCAAACGGCATGGTCGCGTATATTAATTTGACGTTCGCCAAATTCACGGCAATATGACACGCGAACGATGATTCACACTGTAGAAATAGAGAAAGGGCCTGCTGGCCCTTTTTTATTTCATGGCGAAATCCGTCACTCTCAGCCATTTCTCCCGCCCGCGCACACTGGATGAAATCCCTTACCTTCCAGGTGTGTCATGTCTTCCATCTACGCCCTTGTCAAATATGAAGAGGGTTGGCGCTCCAAGCCCTATCTCTGCACCGAGAAATACCCCACGGTCGGGTTCGGTTTTCGCATCGGCCCCCAGGGCGCCGATATCAATCTCTATCAGTTCAGCCTGCCGGTGCGGGCCGGTGAAGCCTGGCTCGACGCCATCCTGTCCAATCTGGAAGGGGATATGCGCCGCGTGCCGCAGCTGGCCATGGCCATGCAGGCTTGCGAGCGCGATCCGGCCCGTATGGCCGTGCTGCAGTCGATGGCCTATCAGATGGGCGTGCCGGGGCTGGCCGCCTTCAAGAACACCCTGCAGGCGGTGATCGAGCGGCGTTGGAACGATGTCGCCGCCGGCATGCTCAACAGCCGCTGGGCCAGACAAACCCCCGAGCGGGCCCAGCGTCACGCCCAGCAGATGCGCACCGGCCTCTGGGACCCGGAATACGGTGGCTGACATGGGCCGCAACTGGCAGTGGAGTTTCGACCATGGCCGCGAGCAGCGGCTGAAGCTGGAGCGCGAAGCCGCCGAGCAGGGCATTGCCGAGTGCGACGTTGATCGCACCGTGCCGTTCCATAGCCATGACGGCACCATGCAAAGCCAGTTCGCCAAGGGCTGGCGCTCGGTCACCCCATCCGAAATCTACGATGCCCGTCACCGGCATCGTTTCAACATCCTCACCACCGGCAACGACAAGGTGGCCGAGCACTGCGCCCGGCTGCGAGCCTTGTTCGCCGACCCGGCCAATAAGGAATCCCCATGCTCCCGTTAATCCCCGCCCTGGCCGTGCTCGCGGTACAGCAGGGCCCCGCATTGATCCGTGGCATCGCCGGTGCATTTGGCGGCAGCGACACCGCCAACAAGGTGGCAGACATGGTCGAGCAGGTCTCCGGCATCGGTCTGACCGCCGCGCAGCAGCAAGCCAGCATCGAAGAGCAGCTCGGCCGCATCACCGACCCGGCCGTGCTGGTCGAGCTGCAGAAGCTCAAGAACGAGATGGAGAAAGAGCAGACCCGCCGCCAGGAACTACAGCTGGCCGACCGCCAGAGCGAGCAGCACGAAACCCAGGAGACCATCCGCAGCGGCGACAACGCCACCGACACCTATGTGCGAAACACCCGCCCGCTGATGGCCCGCCAGTCCTGGTATGTCACCGCGCTCTATGTGCTGGCGTTCGAGGGGCTCAAGGTCGCGGGCTATGGCGATGGCGCCGATCTCGGCATGGTCGCCATGCTCAGCACCCCCGCCTGGGCCTATCTGGGCCTGCGCACCCTGGACGGCTTCGCCCCGCACCCCAAGAGCAGCGGCCAGAAGGTGCAAACCGCCATCACCGGCACCGTCTCCAAACTGCTGACGAGGCGCTGATGACCGACCTGTTTGACCGTGCCCAACAACAAGAACAAGAGAGCCGCGACCGCGCCCTGGGCAATCAGCTCGCCAAGCGCCGTACCGAAACCCCAGACCAGGACGCCGAAGGCAACCGCTTCTGCCTGAGCTGTGGTGAGCAGATCGCCCGTGACCGGCTGGAGGCCGCACCGGACGCCGTGCGCTGCGTCCCCTGCCAGAGCTGGCAAGAGACACTGGGGAGGCATCGCCATGGAGTTTGACTGGATCCCGAAGTGGTGGGGAATGGTGAGTTACATCATCAGCGGATTGACAGCATTGATCGCGACTGTGATTTCGCTATGGCTTAGCAAGACCTTTGCCCGCCGCGAAGAACTGAAACAGGTGGAAAAGACCATGGCTGATCACAGCACCCGCCTCGCCTCTCTCGAAGACAAAGTGGAATCCCTGCCGACCCGGGATGAAGTCAACGCGCTGCGCCTTGAAATGGCCGAGATGCGGGGGGATATCAAGGCGTTGCATGAAGCCCTGCGCCCGGTCAATCACGTCGCACAACTGCTGTTGGAACAGCGTTTAAACGAGAAATAAACGGAGGTTTTATGTCGTTCAGAGAATTTGTGCTGGCAGATCAGCGTCTGCTGATCTTGCGCAGCTTGCGGGAAATGACCGGCTGCTCGGCCAACGAATCGATCCTGGATTCGTGCCTGGATGCCTATGGCCACAGCGTCAGCCGCGACGCGGTGCGCACCCAGATGCGCTGGCTGGAAGAGCAGGGGTTGCTCACCGTCGAGAAGGTAGGTGAAACCCTGGTGGCCAAGCTGACCGGCCGAGGTGACGACGTGGCCACTGGCCAGGCCGTGGTGGATGGCGTCAAGAAACCGCGTCCGGTGTGACCATGAAGGAGCTGCTGATGAAGATGAAAAGCGCCCTGGTGGGGCTGATGCTAGGTGGCCTGAGCGCCATGACGATCCGTGACTGGCCCGGGACAACCCCTTCTGTCGATGAATATACCGCCTATGTTAAGCGTCGTTATAAACGTTCACGCCGCTACCGCCCCGCCTTCAATGGCGGTTTGCCATCCGTCAAGCGGGCACAACGTCAGGCCAAGGCCAAGCGTGCCGGCCGCCGCGCTCGCCGGCTTGGCCACGCATAAGGATTTGTCATGAAAAAATCAATCATCCTGCTCTGCGCCGCCCTGCTTGGTGGCTGTATCCAGCCAGCTCAGGGAGATGAAAAAACTCCACAAGAGGTTCGTCATCTCAAAAGGGATTTTAGGATCTTCGTATGGCATGACGACCAGCGCCGTGTCACCTGCTGGGTTTATATCGGAAACCAAGAGGGCGGCATATCCTGCCTTCCTGATGGCCAGCTTTCGGGTGGCAAGTGAACGCCCGCCTGCTGGACATCGCCGCCATGATGGCCGTGGGCTACCTGCTGGCCCTGCCCATCGTGGGCGATCCGGTCCATGCGCTCTGGGGCTGCACGGCCCCGCTCGTTGACAAGCTGCTGGGGTAACCATGACCACCCATCACCAGAACAAAAAAACCAAGAACACCAAGAGCAAGATCCAGCAGCTGCCGGAGGATATCCGCAGTCAGCTGGCGGCCATGCTGCGATCTGGCTCCATGTCGCAGAAGGCCATCCTGGAAGAGGTGAACCAGCTCATCCTGGAAGCTGGCCTGCCGCCGGAAGAGCAGATCAGCCGCACCGGGTTGAACCGCTACTTCAAACGGATGGAAGAAGCAGGCAGCCGCATGGCGCAGGCCCGTGAGGTAGCCGAGGTATGGACGGCTAAGCTCGGTCAGGCCCCCACCTCCGAGCTGGGCAAGATGCTGCAGGAGTTCGTGCGCACCATGGCGTTCGAGACCTCCATGAAGATGATGGACGCCAGCGAAGGGGAAGACGGCAAGATGATCGACCCCAAATCGCTGGGGCAGCTCGCTCTGGTGATCCAGCGCGTCGAAGCCGCCGCCATGACCAGCCACAAGGTCGAGAAGGAGATCCGCGCCGCGTTCGCCGCCGAGGCCGCCACTGCTGCCGAGAAGATTGTGACTCAAGCCGGGGTCTCTGCAGAGACGGCCGCCGACATCCGCAACAAGATCCTGGGGATAGCGTGATGAACCACCTGACACCGGCTGAAAATGCCCTGCGCAACCAATCTGCGGCCGCCATCATTGGCGGCCAGTTCGATCCCAACGAGGTGCTGCTGCCCTACCAGAAGCGCTGGATTGCCGACGCCTCGCCCCTCAAGATCGCCGAGAAGTCGCGGCGAACCGGCCTCACCTGGGCCGAGGCGGCCGATGCCGCGCTGAACGGCTCCATGGCCGCCAGCGCTGGCGGTTGCGACACCTTCTATGTCGGCACCACTAAAGACATGGCCCGCGAGTTTATCGACGCCTGCGCCATGTGGGCCCGCGCCTACAACTGCGCCGCCAGCGAAGTGGGCGAAGAGGCGCTGGGGAACGAAGACAAAGACATCCTGGTCTACGTCATCAACTTCGCCAGCGGCTTCAAGATCAAGGCGCTGTCATCCAACCCCAGCAACTTGCGGGGGATGCAGGGCAACGTGGTGATCGACGAAGGCGCCTTCCACAAAGACCTGGCCGCCATCCTCAAGGCCGCGCTGGCGCTGACCATGTGGGGCAGCAAGGTGCGCATCATCTCGACTCATAACGGTATCGAGAACCTGTTCAACACCCTGATCACGGATAGCCGCGCCGGTAAGAAACGGTTCAGCGTGCATCGCATCGACATCGAGACGGCCATCAATGAGGGGCTTTATCGACGCATCTGCCAGGTCACCAAGAAGGCGTGGACCCAAGAGCTGCAGGACGAGTGGCTGCGCAACCTGCTGCGCGACACGGCTACCGAAGAAGACGCCAGGGAAGAATACTACTGCGAGCCCAAGAGCGGCGGCGGTGCCTATATCAGCCGTGGCCTGCGCGAACGGGCCTGCCGGGTCGAGGGGCCTGTGCTGCGCTTTACCGGCTCGGCTGCCTTTAACAGCGCCAGCGAATCGGAGCGCAACGCCGAGATGCAGGAGTGGCTGGAGGCAGAGGCATTCCCCGAACTGATGAAGCTGGATCGCAGCCATCGCCACGCCCTGGGCGAAGACTTCGCCCGTTCTGGTGACCTGACGGTGTTCGCCCCGATCCAGGTGCTGCCGGATACCCGCCGCCGGGTGCCCTTCACCGTCGAGCTGAAGAACACCCCGTTCAAGCAGCAGGAGCAGGCCCTTTACTTCATCTGCGATCGCTTACCGCGCCGGGATGGCATCTGGCTCGATGCCCGTGGCAACGGCCAGTACCTGGCTGAACAGGCCGCTTATCGCTACGGCCAAGAGGTGGTGCAGGTGATGCTCTCGGTCGGCTTCTACCGGGAGAACATGCCGCGCTTCAAAGCGGCCTTTGAAGATGACGAGCTGGAGCTGCCGCGCCACGAAGACATCATCACCGACCTGGGACAAATCCAGATCTACCGGGGCACCCCTGGCATTGACGACAGCCGCACGCAAGGGTCTGATGGCAACAAGCGCCACGGTGACTCGGCAGTCGCCATCTTCCTGGCCTATCTGGCCAGCCGGGCCGAGAGCCATGTTTACGAACTGCACCGCATCGCCAAGGTGGGTGCCCCCCAGAAAGACCAGGACGGGCAACGGCAAATGGCCCTGACCCGTGGCCTGCGTAACGGAGGCGGATTACTGTGACCAAGATTGTTGATAGCCGTGGCAACCCCATCAAACCCGACAAGCCGGCGCTGAGTGAAGACATCGCGCTGGCCCACACCACCAGCGTGCGCAACCCGCGCCCCAACAGCGTGGCCAGCACCATCACCCCCCAGCGTCTGGCGGGCCTGCTGCGCTCAGTGGTCGATGGCAATAACCCCCAGGATTACATGACCCTGGCCGAAGAGATCGAAGAGCGGGATCTGCACTACGCATCCGTGTTGCGAACCCGCAAGCTGGCCGTGGCGGCGTTACCTCCCACGGTCGAAGCCGCCAGTGATGACGCCTTTGACAAGAAGTTGGCAGAGGAAGTGCGCCTGCTGATGGAGAGCGACCAGATCCCCGAGCTGTTCTTTGACCTGCTCGATGGCCTGGGCAAGGGCATGGGGGTGTGCCAGATCCTGTGGGATACCACCGTCACCCCCTGGGTGCCCAAGGATTACAAATGGGTCGACCCCCGCTATCTGCGGCCCGATGCCGAGACCCTGAGCGAGATCCTGCTCATCAGCGACGATGCCCCCCAGGGCAAGCCACTGGAACCCTACAAGTTCATCGTTCATTTGCCGCGCACCAAGTCGGGCAGCATCTGGCGCAACGGCCTGACTCGCCTGTGCGCCGTGATGTACATGTTGAAAAGCTTCACGGTGCGGGACTGGTGGGCGTTCGCCGAGGTGTTCGGTATCCCCATCCGGGTGGGTAAGTACGGGCCCAACGCCACCCCTGAGCAGATCGCCACCCTCAAGAACGCCATCGCCACCATCGCCAGCGACGCTGGCGCGGTGATCCCCGACAGCATGATGGTCGAGCTGGTCGAAACGGCGAAGGGGAACGGCGGCGATACCCTGTTCGAGAACATGGCCCGCTGGGCGGACGAACAGACCAGCAAGGCGGTGCTGGGTCAGACCATGACCACCGACGATGGCAGCAGCCGCGCCCAGGCCACGGTGCATAACGAGGTGCGGCTTGACATTGCCAAGTGGGACGCCCGTCAGCTCGAAGCCACCATCAACGAGTACCTGGTCAAGCCGTTCATCGTGCTGAACTGGGGCGTGCAGAAGGTTTACCCGCGTGTCTGCATCCGGGTGCCGGAGCCGGAAGACCTCAAGATGATGGTCGATAGCCTGATGCCGCTGATCGACCGTGGTATGAAGGTGAGCGAGAGCGCCATGCAAGACAAGTTCGGTCTGGCTGCGCCTAAGCCGGATGAAGTCACCTTGCAACCGCTGAGCGCCATGCAGGTGCAGGCCGTGCAACCGCTGGCCATGAACAGGCAGCAACAGCGTCTGGCCATCAACCGGATCCAGCAGCCAAGCGAGCAGGCCATCGACCAGCTGACCGAGGAGGCGATGAGCGATTGGGTCGAGGTTGGCGGCGAGGACTTCATGAACCCGATCATCGAACTGGCCGCCACGGCCGCCAGCTTTGACGAGTTCAATGCGGGCCTGCTGGCGCTGCAGGAATCGCTGACCGCCGAGCAGTTCACCCAGCAGCTGGCCGACTATACCTTCCGCCTGCGCGGCATGGGGGATGCGCAAGATGCCTGAGCCCAAGGCCTCGGCCTTTCCGCCCAAAGAGGCGCTGGACTGGTTCAAGAAAAAGGGGCTGCAGCCCGGCTTTGACTATCGCGACGTGTGGAAGGAAGAGCACGCCAACGCCTTCACCGTGGCCAAGATGCTCAACGCCGATCTGCTGGTCGAGGTGCGGGCCCTGGTCGAGCAGGCGTTGGCGCAGGGGCAGACCTATCAGCAGTTCGCCGCCGCCATCAAGCCGCTGCTGGTCAAATCCGGGTGGTGGGGCATCCAGCAGATGGACGACCCCGCCACCGGCGAAACCCAGCAGGTGCAGCTCGGCAGCGATGGGCGCATCAAGACCATCTATCGCACCAACATGCGCACCGCCCGCGCCGCTGGCCAGTGGCAGCGCATCGAGCGCACCAAGCGGGCCATGCCCTACCTGGTCTATCAGCTGGGCCCCGCCCGCGAGCACCGCGCCCTGCATGTGAGCTGGAACGGCATCACCCTGCCGGTGGACGATCCCTGGTGGCAAACCCACATGCCGCCGAACGGCTGGGGCTGTCACTGCTGGGTGCGCCAGATCAGCAAGTTCGAATACGCCAAGCTGGAGGGCACCCAGGGTTATCAGTTCGCCGCCCCCGATGACGGCACCCGGGAGTGGGTCAACAAGCGCACCGGGGAGGTAGAGGTGCTGCCCAGCGGCATCGAGCCAGGGTGGAACTACAACCCGGGCAAGGCGCGTCAGCAGGCGCTGAAAACCGACTTGGCGGCCAAGGAACAAACCCTTCGCCAAACGCTCTCAGCGCCGCTGTGAGCGTTTTTGGCTGCCAGCGTATGCACGAAAGTGACAAAATTGAATCTGACGCCGTTTAAAGGGGGTTTAAAGACGGTGTGAGGTGGTGGCAAACCTTCGCATTGGCAGCCTGTTGCATTGCTCCCTCTTCTCGCCCATTGGGATCCTGTGTACCCTGTTGATGTCCGGTCATCACCTCGCACCGGGCATCCCTTCCTCACCACTCCCCCCTGATATCTGACGAAAACCGTCACTCACATCGCCACGACCCGTGGCGCCATGCTCTCAACGTCCACACACATACCGTGTTCCATTCAACCCACAGCCACCTGGCGGGAGGTTGTTATGTGACGGAGCGAGCTATGCCCAAGATCCACCTTGCCCTCTGCTTTGACCTGTCTCGCCAGACCGTGCGTGACGAAAAGGTCTGGCTGCCGTTGGTTCCCCCTGGGGTATTCAGCGGCAATGACGGGCGTACCTGGAACAACAGCAACCCGGATGCCGTGGTCGCCGCGTTCAACAAGAAGCGCCCGTTCGACGTCGAGCACGCCACCCACATCAAAGGCCCCAAGGGCGAGAGGGCCCCGGCCGTTGGCTGGATCCTCGCCCTGCAGAACATCGGCGGTGAAGTGTGGGGCATGGTGGACTGGAACAGCGAAGGGCGCGAGATGCTGGAAAAGAAGGAGTACGCCTTCTACTCCCCGGCCTTCACCTTCGACGACGCTGGCACCGTGCTGAGCATTGCCAGCGTTGGCCTGACCAACGAGCCCAACCTCGATCAACTCCCTGCCCTGAACCGTGAGGAAACTCCAATGCCCTTGCCCGTTGAACTGACCCAAGCGCTGGGTCTGGGTGCTGATGCGGATACCGCGTCCGTGCTCACTGCCATCAATACCCTCAAAGCCGATCGCCAGTTGGCCATGAACCGGGCTGCTGCCGGTCCTGACCTGACCCTGTTCGTGCCGAAAGAGACCTACGAACTGGCCCTCAACCGCGCCAATACCGCCGAGGCCAAGGTCAAACAGACCGAGGAAACCCGGTTGGGCGCCCTGGTCGATGACGCCATCGCCGCCGGCAAGATTGCCCCGGCCAACAAAGAGATGTTCCTGGGCATGTGCCGTGCCGAAGGCGGTGAAGAGAAGTTCAACGCCTTCGTGGCCAGTGCTCCGGTCATTGCCGATGCCAGCGCTGTGAACACCAACACCCAGCAGAGCAACGGGGCCCTGAGCGCCGACGAGTTGGCGCTGTGCCGCAAGATGAACCAGACGCCCGAAGAATACATGGCTGCCAAGCAAGCCATGAAAGCCAAACAAGGGGAGTAATCCAGCATGGCCTTTACCACCGCACAAATTCTGGAGGCGTTGACCGTCTCCATGTCCGCCGCCTACACCCGTGGTCTGGGTGCCATCACCCCGCAGTGGAACCGGGTGGCGACCCAGGTACCCAGTGCCGGCAGCTCCAACTTCTATGGCTGGCTGAAAGACCTGCCCGCGATCCAGGAGTGGCTGACTACCCGCCAGCTCGTTGAGGTCGGCAGCCATGGCTATCAGATCCTCAACAAGACCTTCGAGTCCTCCGTCGTCATCAAGCGTGAGGATGTGGAAGACGATCAGATCGGCAAGTATTCGGTCATCTCCGAAAACTTCGGCCGTGAAGCGGCGCTGTTCCCCGACAAGAACGTCTATGCCCTGCTCGCGGCGGGTTTCACCACCCTCTGCTATGACAACCAGAACTTCTTCGATACCGACCACCCACTGGATACCACCCCGGCCACCACCTTCTCCAACGTGGTGGGCGACCCCGGCACCGATACCGGTGCCCCCTGGTTCGTCATCGACGATATGCAGGTGGTCAAGCCCATCGTGTTCCAGGAACGCCGTGCCTTCGACTTCCAGACCATGAACGCAACCAGCGAATACACCTGGTTCAACAACAAGTTCGCAGCGGGCGTTGACGGGCGTCATGGCTATGGCTTCGGCTTCCCGCAGACTGCCATCGGTTCGAAAGCCACGCTGGATGCGACCAACTTCGAGGCGGCCAAGACCAAGCTGGCCAACATGAAGAAGTCCAACGGCACCCCCATCGGCACCATGGCCCGTGTGCTGGTCGTCGGCCCGAGCAACGAAGCGGCAGCCCGCAAGCTGATCAAGCGTGAGTTCCTCGATAACGGCGAAAGCAACATCTACTACAACAACGTCGAGATCGTGGTCAGCCCGTACCTCGTGTAACCGGCGCCCGCTGGCCTGGGCAGAGCTTCACGGCGATGAAGCCCAGGCATTCATCAACCCGGCCTGGGTGGAGCTTCCGAGCGTCGAAGCCCAGGCCACCAGGAGAACCCCATGGCCACGACCACCATCGCGCTGAATGCCACTGCCTGGGTGCTGGTATCCGCAGCGGGCAGCGGCACCCTGGAAAACCAGACCAACCAGATCGTGCTCTACCGCACCGATGCGGCGTTGCCTGCCCCGAGCGTGACGGTCGGCCATCACCTGGGTCTTGGCCAGCGTGAAAGCTGGAGCTTTGATCCCGCACAGAACGTCTACGCCAGGCTGAACCTGCCGGGCAGCGGCGTGCTGGTTGTGACGGAGGGTTAAGCCATGCCGTTCGGGAAGGCATTCGTCTACCAGGCGCCCAAGCGCAAGAAGAGCGAGGTGTTTTGGTCAGGACTGACTGGGCCGGATGCCGTGCTGGCAGCCGACACCAACCGCGATTTGATTGCCTGGGTAAAAGCCTTGCCCGCGCCGCAGTTCGGCACGCTGGCGCCGTTCTTCAACACGGTGAGTGACAAGCTGAACGCCTTCAACAGCGACACCAGCTTGTCTTTCAAGCTCAACCTGGTTGGCAGTTGGTCCGGTGGTTCGGCCCAGCGCTCGATGCAGCTAGACTTCATCGGCACCAACGGTAACCGCCTGGTGGCGAGCCGTGATGTGCAGGTCACCGATGACACGGTCACGCTGGCCACGTTCTTCTCGATCGATACCGGCGGCAACATCGTGACCAACGGCACCAAACCGGTGATCCGCTCCAATAACGGGTCGTTCACCGCCACCTCCATCCTGCTGATTGCCGAGCAGGCCACCAGACAAACCCTGATTTCGGCGGTGTAAGCCGCCTTTACCACCCCTTTACAGGAGCATTGACATGGCACCTCGCAAGCAGAAGGTCGACGAAAAAAGCCTGCCGCTGGGAGCGGCAGCAGTGGATGCAGGTACCGAGCTGGTGCAAGCGCAAACCGAACAGAAGAAAGACGGGACTGTGCTGGTAGACCCGGACGCCGAGGCCGCCCGTCTTGCAGCAGAGCAGCAAGCTGCCGAAGAGGCGCGACTGGCTGCTGAAGCGGCCGCCGCAGCAGCTGCCAACCAGGATGCTGGCGACCAGAGCAGCACCATGGCCATCGGCGCATCGAGCGCTCCCGGGGCGAACTTGAGTGAAGGAATGACCAGCGACCTGCCCGACTGGCTGCTCGGCCAGTTCGACGTCAAGGCCAAGTCGCCGGCTGGCTTCTGGCGCTGCCAGGTGCATTTCCTGCACTCCAGCCCTACCCGGGTGTTTGTGGTGGAAGACAAGGCCGCTGTGCCCAACGACCACTACTGCGAGATCCCGTGCTGCTACCTGACCCCGGAAGAGGCGAAGCGCGTGCATGGTGATCCTTGGTTGGTCTGCACCGAAATCGAAGTAGTGGGGGCGTAGTCATGGACATCAGAGAACAAGCGGCCGCCATCACGTTGCCAGCGGTAACGCTGGTCAACATCGACAAGCTGATGAAAACCACCAATTCCATCATTGGCCAAATGCAGAACGAGCTGATGCCGTTGGTCAATGAGCTGGGTGGCGCGGGTGATAAAGAGGCGTTGAAACTGCTGGAAAATGCGGTGGGTTCACTGTTGGCGCTGGCCGCTTCTGTTTCAGGCCAAGCCTTGGTCGGCAGCTACATCAAGGACTAACCCATGGCCATCTACGCGACGAAGCAGGATCTAGAAGACCGCGACGGGAGCATGCTCTACAACTTCGCCCTCGACCGCTCGACCGATACCCTCAACGACACCTGGATCGATGAGGCGTTGGCCACCGCCGATGACGAGATCAACGGGTACCTGTCTCGCCGCTATGTGTTGCCGCTGCCGACCGTGCCGGATCTGCTCAAGCGTCAGGCCATCGTCATCGCCTTCTACTGGCTGGGGGATCGGGATAACCAGGTCACCGACCTGCTGCAAAAGCGCTATGACAGCGCCATTGCCAAGGTGAAAGAGATTGCTGCCGGCAAGCTGGATCTGGGCCTGCCCACCCCAGACCAGCCGCCAGAGGGCGCGGTCGGCAAGGTGGAGCTGGTGCAAGACAACGAACGCCTCTTCACCCGTGACTCGCTGCGTGGGGTGCTCTGATGGCCGTCTCGGTCGAGGTCTCAACCCATGGCGTCGAGCTGGCGCGTTATCAGCGCCTGCTCGATACCCTGGGCCGCAGCGACTACAAGCAAGAGCTGCTCGAAACCATCGGCTCGTTTGTAGAAAACCAGACCAAGCATCGCATCAGCGACGAGAAGACCGCGCCGGACGGCACGCCCTGGGCGCCCTGGTCGGCCAATTACGCCAAGACCCGCCACGGCAACCAGAGCCTGCTGCAGGGCGATGGCGATTTGCTAGACAGCATCGAGTACCAGGTGCAACGCAACAGCGTGCGGGTGGGCTCGGCCCTGGCCTATGCCGGGGTGCATCAAGACGGGTTCAGCGGCGCCGTGCAGGTGCCAGCGCATCTTCGCCGCATCACCCAGGCGTTCGGCAAGGCGCTGGCCTTCCCTGTGTATCAGTCGGTGGGGTCGTTCACCCGCCAGATGGAGATCCCCCAGCGCCAGTTTCTGGGGCTCTCCAGTGACAACCAGACCGAGCTGCTTGCCGTCATCGGCGACTTTTGGCAAGGCATGATGAAGGAGGCAGGCCTATGAGCCGCCCGGATTTTAGCACCATCGGCAGTACCGTCTCGGCTTGCGAGGCGGTGGTGCAGTACCTCAAGCCTTTCCTGGAAGCGACCGGACCCGGCGCCGATCGCAAGATTGATCGCGTCCAGACTGTGGAGCGCCACATCGGCCGCTTCAACGAGCCGGATGACATCAAGTACTGGATGGGTAGCAAAGATGGCGGCATTCGCATCTGCGCCCAGCGCGTGGTGGCCATGCAGAACCAGGGCAGCCGGTTGATCGGCACCGTCGAGTTCGCCGCCTTCGTCTTCTGCGCTGACCAGTTCGGTTATGCCAAAGACCAACGGGCCGAACTCATCGCCGGTCGCCTGGCCAAGGCGCTGATGATCAAGGGTGGCTGGGTCGGTTCTGGCGCCAGCTCGGCACCGGAAGGGGCGCGGATGGACAACCTCTATACCACCGCCATCGACAAACTGGGGCTGGCCATCTGGTCGGTGACCTGGCGCCAGGACTGGCCGCTGGATGAACCCATCGACGAAGACACCCTGGATGACTTCCTGCGCTGCAACTTCAAGGCCGAGCTGGCCGATGGCGCCCCCGTCTGCGAGGCAACGATCAACCTGCCTGGCCCCACCCCATAGGAGCAAACGTGGAACTGTACCTGAAACCGAAAGAGGGGCTGTCCATCCGCAAGCCGGATGGCAGCAAGCTGGCCGCCGAGGGTGAGCGGGTACCGCGCACCAGCTTCTGGCTGAAACGGCTCGCCGATGGCGATGTCGTCAACGTGAAACCGGCCGCCAAGGCCACCAACAAGAAAGCGAAGGAGTGACCATGGCTCTCGGAACCATCCCCAATGACGTGCGCGTGCCGCTCGTCTATATCGAGATCGACAACAGCCAGGCCCTGAGCGGCAACATCGCCCAGGATCAGAACGTGATGCTGTTCGGCCAGATGATCGATGCTGGCGGCGACGCCGGTACCGCCACGCCGCTGCAGGTGGTCGAGGTGCCGGTCAGCGAGTCGGCCATCGATAGCCTGTTCGGCGTCGGCTCCATGATGGCGCTGGCCGCCAAGCGCTACCGCAAGGCCAACAGCTACACCCGCACCTTCGCCCTGCCCATCGGCGATATCAGCGCGGGCGCCGCCGCTGCCGGGTCGTTCAAGTTCACCGGCGCCGCCACCCAGGCGGGCACCCTCTATCTGTTGATCGCAGGCCAGCTGGTGCAGGTGGGCGTGGCTGCGGCCGCCACCGCAGCCACCATCGCCACCAACGTGGCCGCCGCTATCACCGCCACCAAGAACCTGCCGGTGACCGCCGCCGTGGATGGGGTCGACACAGCCAAGGTCAACATCACCGCGAAATGGAAGGGCCTGACCGGCAACAGCGTCGACCTGCGTTACAACTACAACGCCGGCGAACAACTGCCGCCCGGGGTGACCATCACCACCGTGGCCATGACCGGCGGATCCGGCGCACCCGACATGGCGGCCGTCATCGGTGCGATGCCCGATGAGTGGTACAACCACATGATGATGCCGTTCAACGACACGACCAGCCTCAACACCCTGCGTGACGAACTGCTCGAACGTTGGGGTCCGCTCAAGATGAGCGAGGCGATCGCCTATACCGCGTTCCGTGGCACCTACGGCGAGACCATCACCTTCGGCGAGGCCCGCAACGACTTCCTGATCTCCTGCATGGGCACCAGCAAATCGCCGAGTCCGGTCTGGGAGTGGGCGGCCAGCTATTGCGGCATCGCGGCCTATAACCTGGCCCTCGACCCGGCGCGGCCACTGCAGACCCTGGTGCTGCCCGGCATCCTGGCGCCGGCCAAGGCCGACCGCTTCGCCTTCGACGAGCGCAACAACTTGCTGAAATCCGGTATCGCTACCCACCAGATCCAGCCCGGCGACGTGGTGGCCATCGAGCGCGAGATCTCGATGTACCAGCTCAACAGCTACGGCGACCCCGACCCCAGCTACCTGGACATCACCACCCCGGCCACCCTGGGCAAGATGCGCTATGACGTGAAGGTGATGGTCACCAACCGCTACCCGCGCCACAAGCTGGCCGCTGATGACGTGCTGCCGCAGCTCGACCCGGCGCAGCCGGTGGTCACGCCGCAACTGATGAAGGAAGCCATTCTGGAAGTGGCGCTCGGCTGGGTGAGTGCGGGCCTGATGGAAAACTTTGACCTGTTCAAAGAGACCCTGGATGTGTACCGCGACACCAGCGATCGCAACCGCCTCAACTGCGTCTGCCACCCGGACGTTGTCAACCAGCTGCGCGTCTTCGCAGCCCTGATCCAGTTCAAACTGTAAGGAGAGCACCATGGGACAAATCCTGGGTGAAGTGACCATTCGCGCCAATGGCAAACAGCTCAAGACCAAGTCGGGGGCCGTACTCAATCCGGGCGGCTACACCCGTACCCAACACACCGGTGCAGGACGGAGTTGGGGGAAAAGTCAGAAGTTCAGCCCACCCAGCATCGAGATGGTGATCGCTGCCGACGAAGATGTAAGCGTCATCGAGATCAACGCCATGTTCGACGTCACCATGACCTGGGAAGGCGACAATGGCGTGCGCTATATGATGACCAAGGCCAGTACCAACGAGCCGGCCACCCTGCGTGAAGACAGCGGTGATATTGCGGCAACCTTCTTCGGTGACCAGGTAGTGGAGCTCTGACATGGCTGTAATGACCTTCCGGCTCAATCATGGCTATGTCATGAAGGTGGATGGAGAGGCGGTTCTTCAGTATGAGGTGGGCCTGAAAGAGCTGACTGGTGGCGATATCATCGAGTCGCAAGAAGCGGCTGAGCAGGTCATTGAACTCCCCAATGGCAAAGTCGCCGCGTATGTTTCTGATGTCAAAATGGGGCTCAATATGCTGTGCCGCCAAGTCGAATATATCGGTGATGTTCCTGGTCCGCTGTCTATTGGCCAACTGAAAAAACTTCACCGCGAGGACTTGGCATTACTGCAAAGCAAAGCCAGCGAGCTGGATAAATTGACGATGGAGGCGGTGGCTGCAAGGGGGCGAGTTTAAGCGGCTGGCTGACCCGGTGGAGGCGTTCCTATTTTCTGTAGGGGATCGCCTCCCCATCAGCGAGTCGAAGGCATTTTCGCTTCGTCGCTTGATTAAGCTGCATCAGCAACTTACCTCCCCACCCAAGCCACCCCGCCATAAATAGAGGTCATCATGGCCAATAAACTCGTCACGGATATCGTCGTCAATTTGGCTGGCAATATGGCCGCGAAGGCGCGTCAATATGGCCAGTCAATGAGTCAGTTCGCCGCCCAGAGCAAAAGTGCATTGGCGATGATGAACTCGACCCTGGCCGCGACCAGTCAGGGCATTGATACCTTTGGTAATCGGCTTGTGTTGGCGGGTGCTGCGTCCGCCATCGCCTTTGAGCGCACCTTTGTCAAGACTGCCGCCGAGTTCGAGCGGTATCAGATCATGCTCAACAAGTTGCAAGGGGGCCCAGAAGGCGGCGCCAAGGCGATGGATTGGATCAAACAGTTCACTCAAGACACGCCCTATGCAGTGGATGAAGTCACCAATTCATTTGTCAGGTTGAAGGCATTTGGCCTGGATCCGATGGATGGCACCATGCAGGCCATCGCGGACCAAGCATCTATGATGGGCGGCACAGCTGAAACGCTGGATGGCATTGCGCTCGCTCTCGGTCAGGCCTGGACTAAGGGCAAGCTTCAAGGTGAAGAGGCTCTGCAATTATTGGAGCGAGGCGTTCCTGTTTGGGACTATTTGGCAAAGGCGAGTAAAGAGCTAGGAAAAAATAATGGCCTTGGCTATACCAATCAGCAATTACAAGACATGGCCAGCAAGGGGCAATTAACCAGAAAGGCCATCAAGGATTTAATTGACCAGATGGGGAAGGCATCCCAAGGCGCTGCAAAAACACAAATGGATAGCTGGAATGGCATGATCTCCAATATGGGGGATAGCTGGACATTATTTAAAACAGATGTGATGGATAGCGGCGCCTTTGCAGTATTGAAGAAAGAGCTTGGCGGTTTGATGTCAGAGCTTGACCAGATGAAAAAAACGGGTGAATACGACGCGCTGGTTGAAAAAATTGGTGGCGATCTTGTCGATGCGTTCCGTTCTGCTGCTGAGGCTATTCGTGATGCCAAGGATTTTGGCGCCGAGCTTATCCCTGTACTCAAGTCAGTTGGTGAAACCGCAAATGGTATCGCTGAGATGGTCGGCGGCTATGAGAACTTGGCAAAGATCCTGGGAAGTATCTACCTGCTCAACAAAGGTGGCCGTTTGCTGGCGCCGGTTGTAAAGGGTGGTGTTGCTGTCGGTGGTTGGGCAGCTGGTGCCATCTTCAAAAAAGGGAAAGGCGGCCCTGGTGGCATTGGTGACGCCATGGCGGATCTCGGTGCGACACCAGTCTATGTGGTTAACATGCCTGGCTCTGGATTTGGAGATGGGGCATTGTCTTCGTCGGGTAATCAGTCCGGTAATAAAACTACCCTGAATGTGCAGAAGTTGATCGCCGGTGGCACTGCTTTATACGGTGTCTCTCTGATCCCGGAACTGGGTGGGTTGCCAAGCTTTAGTCGGGCAGAAGATCGTGCGAAGGAGCTGGCTGATAAGGGACAAGGTTTATTCAACTTCAGCACTGATGGCATCACTCCTGCGCCAGGCATTCTCGATGTGTTTGATGAGATGAAGGCCTTTCTTACCCGAGATGTTCAACCCACCGCTCGCCCAGACAATCTGGCCGCCGCCCTCGATATCCGCGTCAGCGATGATCGCGTTACCGTCCGCACTCGCGACGTTGCCCCCGGCATGCAAGTGCGGGTGGATAACGGCCCGTCACTGATGCCGTAAGGAGGGGTTACATGAGCTTTGAAGAGCGTTTGACGGCCTCCATCCGTGGTGTGGAGTTCCTGCTGAACACCGTGGACGGCAAGGGCGGCCGCCGCGCCATCCCCCGCGAATACCCCAAGCGTGAAAGCGGCTGGACCGAAGACAACGGCGCTGCGATCACCACCGAGCAGATCACCGGCAAGCTGGTCGGCAAAGACTATCTGGACCAGCTACGCACCCTGCTGGCCGCCCTGAATCAGCCGGGTACCGGCGAGATGATCCACCCCTGGTGGGGGGTGCGCACCGTGCAAGTTGGCGATGTCAGCCACCGCCTGGACAACGAAGAAGATGGCGTGGCCTATGTCACCTTCACGGTGTGGGAGGCAGGCAAGCCACTATTCCCCTCCGCCGCCATCGATACTGCGGCGACCCTCGGCAATGCTGCCGATGCCGCCAATGGCGCTACCGAGCAATCCTTCCTGGACAACTTCCTGACTGGCATCGACAACATGGGCCCCATGGTCGATACCCTGCTGGATGATCTGGACGAGCTGACCCGTGGCTTGCCCAGCCTGCCGACCCAGTTCCGCGAATGGACTGATCGCCTGATGCGTGCCAAAGACAGCGTCGGCAACCTGCTCGCCTACCCGGGCGAGCTGGCCCGCGAGGTGACGGGCATCGTCGAAGACATCAAGGGCGTCGTCACTGACCCCATCCGTGCGCTCTCTGTCTATGACCAGGTGATCCGCCGGTGGGACGGGATGCGGGCAGAACTGGCGATCACTGGTGGGCTGCCAAGCGGCATCCTGAGCAATGCGACCACGGGCAGCGCATCCTCTGTGCCGACTCTGGACACAGCGGCAGAGCAGGCAGCCGCCCTGGCCAATGGGGCCCAGTTCACCAAGCTGGTGATCCGGGCCTCGGCCACTGCGGCTACCAGTGCCATTGCCAGCGCTGACTTGAGCACGGATCGCGACTTCACCAGCGACCCGGCAGGTACGGTCACCATCGGCCAGTCCCTCACCGGTGATCAGGTCAACAACGCGCTGAGCCGCCCGGTCGTGATGAATGGCGTGGTGGGGGCAGATCGCAACGTGCAACTCACGGCAGATGACCTGGAAAGCATGGCCAACTACTGGGCCAACCGGCTGGCAGAGCTGTCCGCCGAGGCCGTGGAGGCAGAAGAGAGCGCGATCTGGCGTGCCCTGCGGGATCTGCGTTTGGCGCTGCTGAATGACAGCCGTGAGCGCGGTGCCCAGTTGCCCCGCCGTCGCCAGTTGGTATTGACCACCACCACCCCGTCAGCCCTGCTGGCCTGGCAACAGTATGGCAATGCCGAGTACCGTGACCGCCTGGTCAGCAATAACGCCTTGCGCGATCCCGCCTTTATCACCCCCAGCACCCGGGTGGATGTGCTCGATGAGGTGACCAATGGCTGAACCCATCACCCTGCGCGTGGATGGCCAGATCTATAGCGGCTGGCAGAAGGTACGCATCACCCGCAGCCTGCGCGATATCGCCGGCGATTTCGAACTAAGCCTGACCCGCAAGTGGAAGAACGTCAGCGAGATGGTCATCCGCGAAGGCAGCGCCTGCACCGTGCACATCGGCAACGATCTGGTGCTGACCGGCTATGTCGATGACTTCATCCCCAGTTACGACGCCAACGAGGTGAGCTGGGTGGTCAGTGGCCGCAGCAAAACCAGCGATCTGGTGGACTGCTCGGCCATCTTCAAGAGCGGATCCTGGTCGAACGTCAAACTTGACCAGGTGGCCCGCGATATCGGTGCACCGTTCGGTATCGAGGTGGTGGTGGAGTGCGATCTCGGCGACGCCTTCCCCCGTGTCACCATCGAGCAAGGCGAGTCCTGCTTTGAGCTGCTCGATCGCTTGGCCAAGCAGCGGGCGGTGCTGCTCACCACCAACGAACGTGGGCAACTGGTGCTGACCCAGGCGAGCGATACCCCCATGGGCGTCAGCCTCATCCTGGGCCAGAACATTCTGGCGGCCCGTGGCAACTTCAGCATGCGTGACCGGGCATCGGAATGGATCGTCAAAGGCAGCAGCTATGCGGGCGGGGCCACCTGGGACAACGCAGCCACCTCGACCATCGGTGGTCAGAAGGCCGTGATCAAAGACCCTGATGTCACCCGCTATCGTCCCCGCATCATCATCGCCGAAGACGTTACCACCGTGGCCGGGGCCAGCAAGCGTGGCCAATGGCAGAAACAGCGCAGCATCGGTGAAGGCACCCAGACCGAAATCACCGTTGCAGGCTGGCGTACCCAAGGCATAGAGGGCGATCAGGGCCCACTCTGGCGCATCAACCGCATGTGCCCCATCAAGGACGAGATCCAGGGCCTGGATGCAAGCTGGCTGATTGTCACCGTGACCCTGATGGAAGACGACAAGGGTGGCCGAGAGGCCATCCTCAACCTGACCCCGCGCGAGGCAATGCTGATCCCCGCCGAGGTCGTCAAGAAACAGACCAAAGAGGTGACCACATGGTAAGCCTGCGCGATGTGCAGAAGCTGATTGCGCCGCTCTGGCGCCGGGTACGCTTGATCGCAGATCGGGCCATCGTCACGGCCGTGACCGACTCATTAAACCGGCAGGGGCTGCAGCTCAAGGTGCTGGCTGACGAGACCGCCGATGGTGTGGAGCGCTTCCAGAACTACGGTCACACCAGCGTGCCGCCAGACGGGTCTGAGGCCATCGTGCTAGGCATCGGCGGGGCCCGGGCTGGCCTGGTGGCCATCGCAGTAGAAGACAAGCGCGTGCGCCCCAAAGACTTGGAGGCGGGTGACAACTGCCTGTACCATCTGGAGGGCCACCGCATCATCCTGCGCAAGGAGGGTGACCTGCTCCAGCAGGCGAAAACCGTCACTCTCTCCGCCACTGAAAAGCTCACCATCATGTCCTCTGATAGCGAGATTCAGGGGCCCCTGCATGTCACGTTGAACATCCTGGTGGATGGCGATGTGATCATCAATGGCAAGTCGTTCCTGGATCATAAACATGATCTGCCGGGTGGAGGCCAAACATCTCCCCCTGTGTGAGGGACGATGACCACAGCAATCATCTGGAACAACGAAACCGGCCGAGGCGATATCGAAATCACCTCGGCCGGTTTGCGTCAGGATGATGGCCTGGAAACCCTGGTCCTGCAGATCCTCTTTACCGACGCCCGTGCCGACGAGTCTGACGTGCTGCCTGATGGCACCAGCGATCGCCGTGGCTGGCCGGGGGACACCTTCGCCGACGAACCCTGGGGCAGCAAGCTCTGGTTGCTCGACCGCGCCAAGCTCACCACCGATGTGCGCAACAAGGCGGTGACCTATGCGCAAACCGCCCTCGATCGCCATTTAAAGCCCGATTACGCCAAGCTCGTCACCGTCACCGGGTCTATTCCGCAATTCCAGATGCTGCAGCTCGATATTGCCATCACCCGCCCCGATGGCAGCGAGCTGAGCCTGAGCATCAAACAACGTTGGGAGGCGCAAGCCAATGCCGTATAGCGTGCCCACCCTGCGCCAAATCATCGCCAGTGGTGCGCTGGATCTCGAAGCCAGCCTGGGCACCGTGCTGCCAAAGTTTGGCATCGAGCTGGCGCTGAATACCGCTGTCAGTGCAGGCATTCGTGATCTCTACGACCACCAGAAGTGGATCGTGCGCCAGATCATCCCGACCACCGAGTCTGACGATCAAACCATCATCGAGACGGCCCAGTTTGAAGGGGTCATCCGCAAGCAAGCCACCTATGCCGCAGGCTCCGCCACCCTCAATGGCTCCGTGTCTGCGCCGGTCGGTACCGTGCTGCAGCACAAGGATGGTCGCCAGTATGCCGTGACAGCCAGCGCCAGCCCCAGCAGCGGTACCGTTGCCGTAGAGGTGCAGGCCGTGGAGGTGGGCGCAGGGGGCAACCTGGCTGCGGGTGAAGTGCTGACCCTGGTCACCCCGGTGCCGGGGTTGCAATCCAATGGCGTCAGCGGTGACATCAGCGGTGGCGCCGATATCGAGCCCATCGCCGAACTGCTGGAACGCCTGCTGTTTCGCAAGCGCAACCCGCCCATGGGTGGCGCTGTCGCTGATTACGTGGCCTGGATGCGTGAAGTGCCCGGCGTGACTCGCGCCTGGGCCTATGACGCATGGCAAGGCGGCGGCACGGTGGGCATCGGCTGGGTTTATGATGACCGGGGCGACATCTTGCCGACCCCGACTGACAAGCTCGCCATGATGGAGTACCTCTTCCGTCATCCTGACCCGGCCACCGGTGTGCTGGTTGGTCGCCCGGGTGGCATTGAGCCGGTCGACATTGATGTCCAGCTCAAGAGCACTGATCTGGCCATCACCCCCCTCCCGGACACTGCCAACATCAGGGCCGCCATCGCCGCCAACATCAGTGGTTACGAGCGCACCCTGCAGCCGGGCAACACCCTGCTGCTCAGCAGTATCAGAACGGCCATCGGGTCAGCCGCTGGCGTCAAAGACTACACGCTGGATCTGGTGGCTGATGTACCGGCTGACCCGGACGAGCTGAACGTCATCGGAGTGATCACATGGCCCACGCTGTAGAGCAATGGGGCGATGCCCTCCTGCAGCAGATACCCCGTGGCCGCGCCTGGCCACGCGACCCTGATGCCAACCTGCCGAAATACGTCATGGGGTTTGCCAAGCGTCTGGCCTCGCTGGAACTCAGTGCCGATCAGCTGCTACTCGAGATGCGCCCTGAAACGACCGTGCAATTGCTCCCTGAATGGGAGGAATACCTCGGCTTGCCGGAGTGCGGCACCGTGAACCAGCCCTTTGAGATGCGCCGTGCCGCCGTGGTCGAGAAGTACCACCGCAAGGGCGGCCTGCAGACCTGGATGATCGAACAGATCGCCGCCGCGCTCGGCTTCACAGTGAAGGTGTCAGAACAGTGGCCCCACCATGTGCTGCGCAGCGTGACCTATCCCATCTATCCGGCATCTACCCGCTTCATCCTGCGGGTAGATGTCTACGACCTGCCAGAAGAGCGCTTCACCGTCCTGGACAACGTGCTGACGCCCCTGCGCGGCAACGCCCCCCTGGTGCTGGAATGCGTGCTCAATCGCCTGAAACTGGCGGGTTTCTACTACGACTTTAACTATGAGGTGTGACCATGTACTGGCCTGATACCAATACTGGCGTTGATGTTGAACCGCCCCGCAAGCCTGCCGCATCTCTGGTGCGCAAATTCTTCACCGAAGGGGGCGTAGGCGAGGCACCGACCGTGCCAGGTGGTGATTGGTTCAACCAGATCACCAACGAACTGCTTAACGTGCTGGCCGCCGCTGGAGTCGAACCCAGCAAGACTGATGACACTCAGTTACTACAGGCAATTCAAGAATTGATCGGTGGATGGTTTACTGTAGTGGACTATCCATCAGATGAGGCCACTACGATCGAAGTAGCTGGCAATTTACTTATTGGCAATAAACCCCTCCCTTTTGGCGCTTCCCGCCGCGATGCTTTTCAGGTGTCTCGATATATTACCGGAAAGACGGACTGCCACGCCTTTGCTGACAAGACTACCATCAGTAGCGCGTCAGACACCGGAACTTATGGCACCTTTGACTCAGAGACGGAAGTCACTGGTTCGCATACCCAGAACCATCAATACAGTTTTCAGGATCGGGCAAAGTTTTCCGGCTCTGGGACGCTCCAGAACTGGGGGAATATCATCTGGCCGGTGAAAAACGGCACTGGCACGGTCGATCAACGCACAGACATCGAGATCAAGGATATAGCTGGCTCTGGTGGGGCCATCACATCGCACATCGGCCTGTATGTCCGTGATCTGGTCCGGGCAGCCACAAACGTGGCTCTGAACATCCAGCAGTCTGTTGGCTACGCCTATTACGCCCCGAATGCGGGCCGACTTTTTTCAAAAGGAAGGGCAGGTTTTGGCGTCGATAACGCCTCGTCCAGTGAAATCCTTCGTGTCAGCAATGATAATGGCTCTACCATTGGTTTTTTGAACGCTGACGCCGCATCTGGAGCCGCCATAGGGGTGGTAGGTGACAAAGAAGTTGCCTTAGTGGCCAACGGTTCGCGGAGACTTAGGGTTAAAAGTACCTCTGGCTTCCAAAACGCCGTCACGCCAGGTGCTGATAACACGCAGCCGCTGGGCGATGTAGTAAACCGGTGGGCCCAACTGTATGCAGGGACCGCCACCATCAACACCTCCGACATGCGAGAAAAAACCCCACCCCGTGAGCTGTTGGAAGCGGAACGCCGCGCTGCTCAGAAGGTGCGCGGTTTGATCCGGGCATACAAACTGATCGATGCAGTTGCCGAGAAGGGCGAAGCGGCTCGCTGGCACTTCGGTGTTATGGCACAGGAAGTGATCACCGCATTTGAGGATGAGGGGCTCAACCCGTTCACCTATGGCATTGTCTGCTACGACGAGTGGCCTGACACTTATCGGAAGGAGCTGGCCAACGAGGGCGAGACTGTCACCGAGACAGTGAAGGTTGAGCGCCAGGTTGTGGATGTCGTGAAAGAGAGAGTAATCAACGAGCGAGTCAAACAGGTCGATGGTAAGTTCGTGCTGGAAAAATTCGAGGAAGAGATCGAGATTTCTGTGCCTCGCTTTGATGTCCACCCCGTCTACCTGGATGACGGCTCTGTCGCCAAAGATGATGAAGGTCACGATCGCACTATGTCTACCCCTGTCATGGAGACGGTAGAGGAAGTGCGGGAACGTCCTGCTGACCCAGTCTATATTGACGTCCTTGATACCCCTGCTGGCAACCGATATGGCATCCGCTATGAAGAGCTTTATGCTTTTGTTCTTGCCGCCTTATAAACTTTCTCTCTAGTGGATTGATCATTGTTTGCTGTGATCAATCCACTCGTTCCTCATGATCAATCCACTCGCGGCGCTACATTGGCCCGGTAGCTGGCGAGATCGGCGGCGCTCAGTACCCCGGGGTTGGTCGGGTGGGCGTGCACCTTGGCCACCATGGCCTCGGCCAGCGGGCCGCGATAGAAGGCGTCGGGGCCGTCGCTTGCCAGGGTACGCAACACCCTGGCCAGGGCCGGGTTGGTGAGCCGGGTACCTGCCGTCTTGGGAGTGCCGTCCGCCTGATAGAAGTAGGCACGGGCGTCCGGATCCCCGGCCAGATAGGGATCTTTTGCCAGCAGGGTGGCGAGGCGGGGGCTTATCACGAACCCTTGCTCCGCGAGAGTGATGGCGGGTTCGAACAGCGTGGCCCAGGGCAGCTTGCCATAGCGCTCGTGGGCCAGGGCCAGGGCACGCACCGTGCCGGGGGCGCCGACGGAGCGCCCGCCCACCACCCCCTCATAGAAGGCCATGGGTTTGCCCTCCTTCATGAAGAGCTGATCGGTGGCAGCGGCGGGGGCTGTCTCCCGGCCATCCACCGCCGCCACCTGCTTGCCGTCCCACACCAGCATGAGGGAGCCGCCGCCGATACCCGAGGATTGGGGCTCCACCAGGGTCAATACCAGCTGGACGGCGATGGCTGCATCGACGGCGCTGCCCCCCGCCTTGATGATCTGGTAGCCCGCGTCCACCGCCAGCGGGTTGGCCGCCGCCACCATGAAGTCACGGCCCTGCCAGCCCGGTTTGTCAATCCAGCCGCTGGCCGCTTCCGGGGCGATCAGGGTCTGGGGAGGAGGGACATAGTGAAAGCCATCCTGGGAGGCGCAACCGCCAAGCAGGCCGAGGGCGACCAGCAGGCCGAGGGATTTGAGGGACAT